TGGAAAATTACCTCAAACTGTTGGCAAATTATTTGTTAAATTTGTTAATCAGTGGTACGATGACGATTTAGTTAATCAACAAGTTCGTGAACTCTTGATGGAACATATTTTTAACGCTACTCACATTTATGAACAATGGACTTATCAAGTTGCTGACGGAAATCCTTCTGGAAATCCTATAACATCTATTTATAATTCATTTTGTAACATTATAATGTGTTACACAATTCTTACTCAAGATTTTCAACTTGAAGAACAACAATTTGAATTAACAACTTACGGTGATGATAATATCATGACTATTGCTATTCCTCAAGTAAGGGCTTCTGATTTCACACCACATTTTAAAAGAAGATTTGACATGGATTATACTCATTTTACAAAAGAAGATAGTTCTGTTTTTGACACTTTGGATACAATTAGTTTTTTAGGAAGAAAATTTGTTAAAGAAAATTCTCTTTATAGAGCACCCCTTGATCTAAATACTATAGTTGAAAGTACTTATTGGTTTAGAACTCCTAACGATCCAGATACTGTTTTACTTGCAGTAGCTGAATCTTATTTTAGAGAACTATCCCATCATGGTAGAGACACTTTTACTATTTGGTCAAATAAATTCCTTCATGCTGTGGAGGAAAATAACCCAGATATGTTTAAATTTGTTCGTGAAAAACGTCAAAGTTATGCATATTATTGGAAATCAATGTACTGATTTTCCAACCCTCTAGGACTGATGGCCTTACCATTTTTGTAGATTTAATTTCCTGAAAATCTCACCGGACTTAGTGATTCTTCATTATCATCCAATGTCAACTCCGATACACCTGATCGTGATATCAATAATTCCACCCCTACTCAACAAGTCCAACTTGGTACTTATGATGATGCTGCTCCTCTTACTGTTTCATCTGTTGCCCCTCTTGTTTACCAACAACCACACACCGTGTTTAATATGGAAACTTTTCCATTAAATGGAGTTTTCAATAGAGAATATGAAATGGGTTCAATCAGTTGGAGTGACACGGCTGCAACCGGCACTATTCTCCATGAATATCAATTTCCCAAAGATTTATTCTCGCAAAAAGTTATCCATGACAAGATTCAGAATTTTCGTCTCTTTCGTGGAGGAATTAGACTTACGTTCCGTCTTGCATCTAATAGATTTTTGTACGGCAAACTTATTGTTTCTTGGGAACCTATGTCGCATAATAACCCATATTCAGCACAATCGGCAAACCCATTTATTGCTTCCGGGTACCCACACATCCTTATATCAGCCACAGCTTCGGAGGCGGCAATACTTGATATTCCTTTCATCTCTAATAAGC